CGCGAGTCACCTGGCAGCTGTATTCATACATTAATCTTCGCCTTTAAATTGTTTGCTACTGCCTGTTGTGCCAGCATAAAGTCCGAACCATGCAGCTCCGGCCCCAACCACTATAGAAATAAGACCAGATTGCTCAAACGATGGTTCTGGCAGTTCCATGAACCAGATTGTGCATTTGTAAAGCAGCACTATATAAACCGTAAGAAAGGCTCTGGGAAAAATGCGCCAGGAGTCAACTGCTTTTGCTAAGTGGATCCATTTTTGGTGTGGGTTAATCTTGTCATCGGCCTCAAGATCTCTAATTTTATCTTTAAGATTCGATATTTCTTGAATCATGGCCATAAATTTGTTGAGATCCATTTCGACCTCGTTTCTGTCCATGTCACCGCCGAATCTGCCGCTGTTATCATTCATATAAACTTAGCCAATACTATGGCCCCAACTATAAAAGGATAAACGGCCCAGATCATGTTTTCTAATTTATCAAATCTTTTAGATCCATCCTCCAGGCGTTTATCGATGTTTTTGTACAAGGCTCTACACTCGCGTTCGTGTGATTCTATTGCGTTTAACGCATCCTTGACGGTGGCCATTATTTTTTCTTGGGCCTGCCGGGTTTTTTTGCTACTCTAATTGTTGTGTAAGCCTCATCTACATCTGGCGTTGATTTATCATCTGCCACATATTGACCTTTTTTAGTTCTAGCTCTTACTTTTTTCTCTTCTGTTCCGGTGAAAAAATCCACTACCCTAGTCCATAAACTCATCTTATTTCTCCTTGGCCTTGCCAATGTTTAGAGCTGCCCAGTCAATCAGCTTGTATAATTTGCCGATCCAAACATCATCTTTTGGAGTGGGCGTACTGGCCGCAATTAAACTTGCAACTGTGACTATTATTGTAATCCAACTTACTAGATTGAAAATCATTTCCATTTTCTTCTCCTATAAAGGGTGATCGTCACTATCTCCCATGAATAAAACACCAAGACTTGCTACTGCAAATATTGATGCTGCTAATATAAGAAAGTCTATCATTTTTTGAAATAACTTGGTAATCCAATCAAAGACCTACCATCAAACTTGTTTTTTTCAACATCTTTGCCACTAGCATCATTATAGTGTAAAAACACCTGTCCACAGTCCTGGCCTTTAAAAGCAGAGCGCCAATGTTCAAGGTCACAGCCTCTATACATCAACATATCGCCTGGCTTTAAATTTACCTCAACACCATCCTGGCCTTCTTTTCCAGATGGCTCTAAATATATGGGCCACTCATCGCCGCCTAAGTGCATTGTGGTAGATATTTCACAAGAGTATCTGTCTTTGTGTCTTTTTAGCTCATCACCTTTTTTGTATATTCTTGCATAGGAATAAGTTTCAGACAGCTTTACTTTAGATTCTTTTTCCATGATTGGTTTTACTTTTTGCAATAAAGTTTCCATGACTATATCTGCGTAATGAGAATATGTTTCGGGTATTTGTTGGTCATTCCAAACACCAAAATATTCAGTAAATTGGGAAATGTATTTTTTATCAAATAAATATCTCGCTACAGCTCTTTTGTTTAAAAAATATTGATAGCAAAAATCTGCCAGCTCTTTTGATACAGCTCCTTTAATAACTTGATATTTATTTTTTTTAAAACTCATCTAAATGGATACCCTAAATTCCAACACACTAAGGAGTGTCTTATTCCTTTAGTTACAGGTTTAACTCTATGCCAAACAAAAGATGGAAAGATAATCACGCTACCTTTCTTTCTAATTTCTTCACATATTCTAGGCTGAGAGCCTTCATCTGTGTTTCTAAAATCAAACTCTAAATCACCGCCTTGGTATTCATCTGGATCGGTAAGTGATACAGTCATGCTTAGTTTTCTTAACTTGCCATGGGTGTTTTGATTGTTGGGATTATTGTAAGGTTCTTCGTATGAGTCGCAATGCCAATCATAAAACTGACCTTTTTTATATTCAGTAAATTGACAAGACTCTGACCAATCCCACTCAAAATTCCAATCTGCGTTTGCGTTGGCTTGATGTATGTAAGGTTGTATTTCTTTGTATATCCATCTGTCGTTCATCCATACCACATCAGACTTGCGTTTCTTTTGAATGTTTTTTAGTTCTAACTTGGTGAGATTATCTTTATTAGCGTTGCCTGTAAGAGCCATTTGTTTATCTTGCTCTTTGCCATAACGAACTATGTCATCACAAATTCTTTCTGGAATTGCTGATTGAAAAAACCAATAATAATATTTTAAATTCACAAGTCACTACACATTTGAATAATTATTTATCTATACCCATTCATCGGCTTTTATTTGTCTATAGACTTGTCTTAAATCCCAACAAGTTGATGCTGATGTAAAAGAAACTGCAACTTCTTTGGTTATAACTACACCAGAACCACCTGCTGCTCCTGCGGGGTTTTCAGCGTTAGCACCACCGCCACCACCGCCACCTCGGTTGGCTGTTCCTGCTACTGCTGCTGTTCCTCCTGTACCTGCTGCTCCATTTCCGCCACCTCCAGAACCACCAGAGGCTACAGAATTTCGTGGGGATGAACCACCACCACCGCCACCCGCATAGGTAACTGCTGAACCTGTAATGCTTGATGCAACTCCATTACCACCCGCACCTCCACTTCCTGTTACTCCTGGTCCTGGTGTAAATGCAGTTGAACCTGCCGCCCCAGCACCTCCGCCTCCTGGTCCCGAGTTGGTAGCAGCATCTTTTGCTCCACCACCAAAGCCTTGTCCAGATGTTCCATTAGTTCCTTCTGGCACAAGAGGGTCATTACTTCCATGTCCACCGCCACAACCTCCAGGCTGACCAACTGGGTCGCCTCCAACAACATAAGAAAAACGATGTCCACCACCGCCTCCGCCATTAGATGTAATAGGACTTGGTGTACCTAAAACTGAATTACTACCTGTTCCGTATGTTCCTCTGTTTACCTCTGCTGAACCTGCTCCTACTGTAACTGGATAAGGTGCACCACCCGAAACTGGTGTTGTTGATTCTGCTGATGCTCCACCGCCAGAAGTAGCACCCGGAACTGAAGTTCTAAAACCTCCTGCTCCTCCGCCACCGCCAGTATCTCCACCTGCTCCGCCACCAGCCACTACTAAATATTGAAGTGATGTTGTTCTTGGTTGAGTAGTAAGCGTTCCGCTAGAGTTAAAAGTTGTAATTGTTTCTGCTTGAGTTCCCGAGGTTACTGCTTGCGTTGCTCCGATTAATCTTGGCATATTACACCCATGTTCCTGCTTTTACATTTTCGTAAACTGCATCTATGCTCCACATACCCGATGCGGTAGTTACTGCATTTTCTCTTACAATTACAACGCCCGAACCGCCATCGCCTCCTGGCACATTGCCAGGAAAACTTGATCCACCGCCGCCACTTCCTGTGTTGACAGTTGCATCGTTTCCATCTGCTGGAGAGGGTGGCCCTCCATTTCCGCCACCGCCAGATCCACCAGAAGATTGGGCGCCACCGCCAGGATAAAAAGTACCTCCTCCGCCGCCGCCAGCTCTAGTTACATCTGAACCAGATATTGTAGAAGGTAATCCATTACCGCCGTTTCCGCCACCACTTGAAGTTCCTTTCACTCCTGCGGCACCTGCTCCTCCGCCACCGCCGCCATCTTCTTCTCCAGGTTCTCCGCCTCGTTGTGCGCCTGCCCCGCCATCATTACCTTGAGGGGGGCTTGTTGGAGGTGTGTTTCCATTTCCGCCAAAACCACTGAAATAACCGCCTCCACCAGAACCTCCAGATCGTCCCGAGGTAGATGTTAAAGCGGGATCGGGGTTTCCACCACGGCCACCGCCGCCGCCAGCTGTAGATGTAAGTGGGGAACCTGCCCCAAATACTGAATTATTACCATCTGCTCCTCTTGTTACAGTGGTTGCTCCTGCTCCACCTGCTCCTACAGTTACAGGCACATCACTTGCTGGTATTGGATGGTCTGATATTTCTCGATAACCGCCAGCGCCGCCGCCACCGCCAAGCTGTCCTGCTCCACCGCCACCACCTGCAATGATAAGAATATCTGCTTTGGTAGATTTTGCTTGTGCTGTAAAAGTGCCGCTTGAATTGAATGTAGAGGTTCTTGCTGCTTGAGTTGTGGTTGGGTTGTCTTTGCCGACTATGCCGCCGTTTGTGTCAGCCATACCTAGACCTCATTCCACTCAGTATTAGTAGCATCCCATTCGTAGTTGGTTGAGTC